GGGGGGGCCGGGAGGCTCACATGAGAATAGGACTTTTTGATGTGGACAGCCACAATTTCCCCAATCTACCTTTGATGAAACTTTCCGCCTGGCACAAGAGCCGTGGAGATACCGTTGAATGGTGGGACCCCGATGGTGGCCGCTATTCCATCGTTTATGCCTCAAAGGTTTTCACGGAAAGTGTGCTGCCTGCTATTACCAACGCCGACGCCGTACACATTGGAGGCTCCGGCATAGACCTCAAAAACAAGCTCCCTTATGAAATCGAACACACCACCCCGGACTACTCCCTCTATCCTCAATTCAAATTTGCTTTGGGATGGCTCACCAGAGGGTGCCCAAGAGCAAACCACGGCTTTTGCATCACCCCCAAAAAGGATGGGTGCAGGTCAATCAAAACGGCTGATCTGAGCGAATTTTGGACCGGGCAAAAACAGATTTATCTACTGGACCAAAACCTCCTGGCCTGCAAAGATGACCGCATAGACCTGATACGACAACTGGCGGCATCCAAAGCAGAGGTGGAGTTTGGTGGGGGCATGGATGTCCGATTTATGACGGATGAGGTCATTGAGGAGCTGCGCCATGTTCGGGTCAAAGATTATCACTTTGCGTGGGATGACCCCAAAGAGGACCTTTTTCCCCAGTTTTCAAAGGTGGCCTCAAGCGGCCTTTTCCCAGCCCGGAAAATCGGCGTCTATGTTCTGACCAATTATTGGTCAAGCCATGAGGAGGACCTGCTCCGCATCTACAAGCTCCGCATATTGGGCTACTGCCCCTATGTGATGATCTACGACAAGCAGAAATTTGTAGACCCCAGGGGGCGGCTCCTCCCGGATGTGTGGGATAGATACACACCGGAGCAAATTTTCCATTTTAAGCTGTGCCAGCATCTCCAACGCTGGACATCCAACCGGGCCCTCTGGGCCTCTTGCCAAACGGTCAACGACTACCGACCATACATCCAATTTTTGACTAAGTGGCCGGATATTTTAAGGAGGCATCAACATGAAAATCATCTCTCCCAGCTTTGAAATTCTCACGCCCCTGGACGGCAAAACCATCCTCAAGCACATTGAGCTGTGTGGCCGGGTGTGCTATAAGTCCGAGGACAAAATCACCGACACCAGCGCCGCCGCCTTTGTGGCTGGCATCATCAAGCGGGGCCATGAGGCTGTGCTGGAACACTTCAACATCACCATCAAGTTTATCTGTGACCGGGGTGTTTCCCATGAACTGGTCCGGCACCGCCTGGCGTCCTACTGCCAGGAAAGCACCCGCTACTGCAATTACTCCAAAGAGGGCTTTGGCGGTGAAATCACCGTCATCCGACCGGCGTTTCTGGTGGAGGGCACCAAGGCCTTTGCCTGCTGGAGAGGGGCCTGTGAAACGGCTGAGCGGTCCTATTTCTCCCTGCTGGAGTGGGGCTGTTCTCCTCAAGAGGCCCGCTCTGTGTTGCCCAACAGCCTCAAGACGGAGGTGGTGATGACTGCCAACCTGCGGGAATGGCGGCATTTCTTCAAGCTCCGCACGGCTCCGGCGGCTCACCCCCAGATGAGAGAGGTGGCCATCCCGCTGCTCCACCGGATGCAGGAGCTCATCCCCGTTGTGTTTGATGATCTGGAGGTGCCGCATGAAAAGAGCTGAAATCCTGGAGGCTGCCCGGGTCTGTGTCTGCGGAGAGCGTGAGCAGGACTATGGCACCCCGGAAAATAACTTTGAAACCATTGGCCTGCTGTGGGGTGTCTACCTGCGGGCAGCTCACCCGGAGCTGGCCAGGGTCATGGCCGTCAACCACATCACCG